GTGGGTCAGTAACGCATCCGGAAGAAAATGGAAATTCCCCATTTAGCATTTTTTACCAGTCGACATTCTCGTACCATTTTACAATATTTTACAGCACAAACACACCAAATAAATTTACACAAAACACCAAATAAATTTACACAAAACCATTGACATACGCGTTTAAATATGGTACTATAAGTACATAGAAAACAGAGATATATTTTTAGGAGGTAAGTAAAATGAAAGAGTATAGAGTAGAGTTCATATCAGAAGATTACGGGTTCGAATACAGAGGAGAATGGGGATCAGGGATAGTAATAGCATAAAATGAATATGAAGTAAAAGAATTAATGAAACAACACCTGATAGATTTAGGAATTGAAGGCTGTATATTTAGGGTTAGAGAATACTTATACGGCGATGAATGGAACAATTATTTATGGGAAGATTGAGTTGTGAAGGAGGGTAGATTATGAAAATTTTAAAAAACGGTTTTGATCAAGAAGTTTGGTTTGATGATTTGGAAATGGCGGAAAGTTATTATGCACCAGTTGAACAACTACAAGAAAATGAGTTTTTAGGAGATAATTTTGAAAATTATGTTAAACAATATAATGAATGTGTACAGGAATTTGATGAAGCTAAAACGTTTGAAGAATTGGCGATTGTTTTAAATAAATATACAGATATGTTTGATAACGGTAGCGAATGGCGTGTAGTAGATATTAAAGGATAATTATTAGTAATATATTTTAGGAGGTAAGATTATGAAAACAAAAAAGCTATTTAATGAGTACAGGTGAGGAAAACATTGAAGTTGGAAAGACATATTATTTTGGAGAATTACTTGATCATGAAGTAAATCCGGGAGAACTTTTGTTTAGCGGAAGCATTGCGGCATGGGATGAAGAAACAGAAGATTGGAAAGCTGTATATTTCAAAATAGAAGAAGTAGAACTAAATGAAAAGGACTACTTAGAAACGCTTGTAAAGGTTATAGGAATCTACTAAAACATATTTGAGAAAAAATAAGGAAGACCCATAGATCTTCCTTTATTTTTAGGTATTACCACGATGAACTGTTTAACATTAAATTGATACTTCCAACGGATAAGGGTTGAGAAATAGCAGTCGGGAAAGCTAGAGTTACGGTTGATCCTGATTTTTTCAGAGATAAATCTAATGTTTGGAAGTTACCGTCTGATGTTCTAACATTTAACGCACCATATAAAGTTCTATTAGATTTAACTATATTTGCAAAAGAAGAAGGTAGTGTGTATAAAATGTCATTAGCTGAAATAGATGCCGCAAAACCAGTAATCTTAGCCACTATATTCACAAAGTTTAATTGATTGAAATATGCGACACTAAAAACATTATTAGTAATAGAAGCACCCGCAGTCATATTCCCACCTGTCCAATTTGCTAATTTGTTAATATCATTTTCTACTGTTTGAACTCTTTGAGTTAGATTAGTTACTGATGTTTTAACAGAGTTAGCTGTCTGCTCTGCCTCTTCTGCGGTATTTTGAGCCGTTTCAGCCGCACCTTGTGCGGTATCGGCGGCGGATTTAGCCGCGTCGGCTGTATTTTTTGCATTCGTAGCCGTTTGAACGGCATTTCCGGCTACTGAAGTTGCAGTAGAAGCTTCTCCGGATATAGTATTAAAACCGCCATCAATTTTAAGAAAAGCGTCATTCATATCTCCTAGCCACGTTGGCTGGTCTGTACCTATCCATTGCGGTAATTTTAGATATTCTGTTTTGTTTGTTGAACCCATAATTTAAACTCCTTTCAATAATTAATTATGTATTCCATCATTATCAAATTCAAATCCTGTTAACATTTTTGAATCGTATGATTCAGCTGTAAGATTTAATGTATCGTATGTATTAGTAGATATAGCGTTAGGTCTAACTGACTGGAATAATCTATATAATACACGCTGAACAGTATCATATACACCTGTTACGTAATCGAAAACATACCATTGATATATTTTACCGAAAATCTGTTTAGATAGCGTGTCAAATTTAATAGCTGTGATGTGGGTATTATCATATTTATCCGCTGTTATTTTAGCAGAATCATAATCATAGCATGTGATACCGTAATAACGCAGTGTATCATATATATGATTAATAACAACATCTAAAGGGTTATTATATCCAACAGTCGGATCGTAAATCATTATTTTTTCAAAAATAGCGTCATCTATATATTTTTTTAGTTCGTTTAATTCATTAGTAACCCAAATTCGTAATACATCATCTAAGTTATTGATGTATTTATATAAATTATTTACTTCAATTGAAATTTTTTCATATACATTATTGAAATTTACTTCTGTTTCTTCTTTAAAATTTAATAAATTATTATCTTGAATTTCATTTTGTTTATCAACATATTCTTTTAAAACAGATATTTTTTCATCGACAATATTACTAATTTCATCTTCAATACCGTTATATGCTTCAATTACTTCATTTATTTTTGAAACAACTTTACAAAGTGTTTCATAATAAGATAAAGAATCATCATAGACAAGAGGTATTACTTTTTGACACCAAAATCTCATTTTTTTTAAGTTTATATCCATAAATTTACCTCCGTTATTACCATAATTTGAAAAATAAATCTTTTAGATCAACTATAATCATTGAATCAATATTAATTAATGATTCTCTATATTCATCTAACATTTTTGAATAGCTCATACTTCCCCGTTTTCCTGTAATTTTTTCCAGATACTCATCTGTGCTATTAGAAGTACCAGAAGCATTACTATCTACAATAGTGGCGTTTGATAGATAAGTGTTATTTTCAATATTCTGTAAGCTACCTTGTGGAGTATCACTGAATCTATCTGTAGATTTACCTGTAGTAGTTTGTGTTGATTCATTATCTAAAGTATGTTCTGTAGTTATATCAGTATCGTATAAGGGATTAAAATCAACACTCCATGCCTTGTATAATTGGTTGTAGTAAGGCATTATTTCATTCATTTTTGTATTGAGTCGTAATTTCCAAAGCCCAACTGTTTCTTCTGAAATTTCACGAGTATAATAATGTTTAATTATTTTTGTTTCGATAACAGTCCGGTAATCTTCATCAAAAATAGGAAAATCAAAATCAAATATTTTCGGTAAAGCTTTTTTAATAACATTTTCAATATTATTATAGCCTGCTGATTCTGTTAATCCTGCATAGCTTTCGCAAATATATCTTAGTTCTGTAGTATACATACTCATTTTTTAATCACCAACCATAATATGATTCCAACACCAATTATACCAACCTGAATACAATACCATAGGATTACACCAGTATTATAATCAAACATTATTTCAAATCCACTCTTCCGTAAATTTTAGTATTCATCACGTTTTTTTTCATCGTCAACATCTTCAAAATCTTTATCAGCGACATTTTCTTGATAGTTTACTGAAATATTCAACCCAAACATTTCATTAATTTGATCGCAGGCTTGCTCTCTTGCATTTAAACGAGAATATCGAGAAGCGATAACGCCGCCCATGTGTCTTTCAACTTCATCAGATATTAATCTTTCTTTTTTTGTGATTGATACATTTGAAATTCCTAAGCAAGTAAGAGCTTCATTCCATATTTTTTCTTTTAAGTTGTAAATATCTTCTGCCACATAAGGAGCATTTGTGTTTAATACCTCAAGAGGCGTGGATGATAAAGATTTATCTCCCCAAATAAATGGTTGATTTCCATCATATTTCATGTATAAATTCTGCATGGTTAATCTTTCGGATTCATCACATTTTATTAGTATAGGTGTTTTTTGAGTCATTATATTTACATCTATTATTCTATCCATATGTGCTAATCTTTTAGCATAATATCTAACTTGGCTTGAAGTATTTAAATGTAATAAATTATTGTAAATAATAACACTGTCTTTAGCAGTAAGTTTTTTGTTATAGCCATTCGTGGCATAGGCTCTTCTGTTAATTGGAATATTATAAATATTCCAATTTCCGTTTAAAGCATTTGTTAAACATAAATACCCTAATATTTCATCTTCAAAAAAAACAGCCTGCCCATATCTAAAAAGGGTTAATTCCATAAATCTACTGTCTACTGTTTCTGGTAAATTATTCCATTTAAATGATGAAATCGATAATTCAGTTAATCTATTATAATAATAATAATATGCTTGGTTGTTTTCGGAACCTGATTGCCAGAATTCTCTATTATTTTTATTCCTACCCATATTGTATCACCTTTATATACTATTGTCTAGAGAGTAATTTCCAACTTCATTACCGTTTTTCCAAAAAGTAATACCTTTGTTATATATTGAGACTATTTGGTTAACGTCATCAGCTGGAGCATTCCCTACTAAATTAGTAGTTTTATTTTTTACATAATTCCAGTGCGGTCTTCCTGATCTATTTGGTGTTTTATGCATATTTACAGCATAACCGTATACATCAAAAAAATTGTCTATTCTTTTAGCATAATCTGATGTTATATACGTTGTATAAAAATAGAAATCTTTTTTACCTTGAGAGTAGTTTACAGCAGACTGTGAAGTTCCTTTAACTTCTGGAGGATTAACGGCGGCTAACCCTCCTCCTATAGCTGTACCTATAAGAGCGGTAGCGGCTCCTATTGCCGCACCTTGCCCGCCTCCCATAGAAGCACCAGAAGCCGCCGATTGAAATAAGTTAGTCCATGTGCTAGGGTTACTGGCTGTTTGGGATAACCAAGCTTTAAAAGAATCGATATTATAGGTGCATTGAGGGAACCCCGAAAGTATTAGTTGTTCATTTCTAAGGAAGGAACATCCTTTATAATTTAACGGTTGCAATGATATTTGAGGGTTAGCGGCAACACTGCCAGCCATAACAAAACCACAAGTGCTACCCGAAAAAAATTCATATTTTAATGATAGGCTATCACCTTCATCTGTGGTAACTAACATATAATTATATGGATAAGTAAATAATTTATTATTTTTAGGTATATAGCCATCAATATTAGAATAATTTTTTGATTTACTAATATTATAAGTCGCACCGCGAGTCATTGTTATTTCATCGTTATCAATAAAATCTGCGTAATACATAAATACCGATACAATGCTTTCATTCATCACATCCCAGCTCGTTGTTATATCTTTTAATGCTTCACGCACAGCTGTTTGACCTGTTTCTGTTACAGAATAAGGATGGAAAGCCGTACCATGAAGCACATTAGCGGCGTATGTACTTTGAATTTCTTCACCTGAAGATCCTACATTATTCATTAAAACAGCACAAGGTGTTTCACAATGGCCAGAAGATGAAAACCCACCGTAAACATATTCACCTAAATCTACAGGTTCTGGCTGAATATTAGCACCTATCGTATCATCCATTACATGTTCACGCTCAACGAAACACTGCTCAAGCGTTACATCAAAAAACCATGTTTGCATTACATCTATTTCAAAGGTTATTAAGGAAACGTCGTTTGAGATATATTCAATTGAAGTGATAAATGCATAAAACCATTTATTCCCAAAACCAGTATTTTGATACATTATGTAATTGCAATTATATAAATTTTCTGCTTTTTGTTGTATTTTTAATTGTCCTTGATTTAACCTATTATATGTCACTTTTGGAAAAGTGTAAGCTGTTAAACCCGCAAAGTAAGAAGTCTGAGCAGATTTACTGTTAAAATATATAGTATGATCATATGTATTGTCTAACGGACAATTTCTTAATACCCTTACTATAGTATCTGGTGCTATATACATCTTAATCTCCTATTAAAGGGGTGTTTTATCACCCCTTTTTTATTATTCTTCTAATAAACTCATAACTGCTTGCTTATTTAGTGCAATTGTAGCATCCACAGCCGTTGTTCCATCAATTTGTGTGGTTGATTTATAGGTTACGCCGTTAACTTCCATTTCAACGTTGAATTTAGTAGTTACTTTATCTTGTGGAATAAGTACAGCCCCATAAGGGTGCATTGCTATTCCCTGTGTCGTCAATTCCTCTGTCTGAATAAATCTAAACGCCTGATTAAATACTGCTGCCTGTTGATCTGTTGTTTCAACGTTAAATGTTAAAGTTGTAGCAATATCTGATTCTGATTTATCGGAAACGTGGGCTGTAAATGATTCTGGCATAGTGATATTTGCACTGCCATCAACGAAAACAAGTGCATTACTGAAAGGAGATGTTGATACAGTTTTCCAAACATTGTAAAAATAGTTCCAATATAGCCCATTTGCAACATATTTTTCGGTAAACATAGCTTTATTATCGTAAACCTGAAACCATTCACTATCAACTATTACGGCTTTAACATTTGCCATCAAAGCTAATTCTTCGCTTGTTACAGGCTCTATCATATCTGTATTTGCCACAATTTCACTAAATCTCTCATTATCAAATGTGGTCCAATCGTCAATTAACTGTAGGTGACCCATAAAATCAGCTTTACCCATGTTAAATGCACTGGCTAACACATCAACATCATAATCGGCATTAAACCCGGATGACATAAAAATATACTGATCGTCTTTCGGTGTAAAGGTATGTACACCTTCTTCGTTATATTCTGTTTTCATAAACGTAATCAGATTTGAAAACCCTCTAAAAGCTTTTGCCGCGTTTTTCGTATCGCTGGAATCAAACTGTACAGGGAATAACTTACCTTTTGTAATATTCTTTATTAGCAGATATTTAAAAAGTAAAAATTCATCATAATTTGCTGAGGAATAAAGACTATCTACTATTTTAGCGATTAGATCCTGTACACCTTCTTCAGATAAGAAAGCCATCTGTAAATCTTGATCCTGAATAGTTACAGGGTACTGTACACGATAATTCATTATGTGCATAGCGGCACGTACATCAGGAATACTTCTTTTAAATTCTCTATCAGCGGCTTTTTCGACTGAAAACTCTCTTGCTTTCACAAGATTAACAAATACTTCTTCAACCGTTTCACCATATTCCAAAAAACCTTTTTTAAACATGGAATAAGCATTATTAAATAGTTTACTATTTATTCTAACTAATGCTATACGGTTTAGTAAAGATGACAAAAACTGATTCCCAAGAGCAGGGTAACCTCTAAATACTTCCCCCACTTTTCTTATATCCTCAACTGATGATACAACAGGTATTTCTGTCTGATATTCAGCTGATGCATTTTGTCTAATAACGTTTAAAATGTCATAAGTGCTGGCATTTAAAGTTGATACAGCTATTTTTCTTGGCATTACTTTTCCTCCTTAAACAATTCTTCATAACTTGTTTTTACTTCTTTTTCTTCTTCGATATCATTTATATCATCAACGTAATCATCGTTTTCTTTAATCTCAGACGGGTTAAAAAATCTTTCTTTATATCTATTTCTCCATTCCGTATCTAATTCATCATATTTTTTCTTCCATTCTGCTATTTCATCATCTTTTTCTGTGTTGTAATTTTCATCTGCTTTCGCCTGAAAATCTCTTAATGTATCGCTGATATCTTCTATAAAACCTAAAGCTTCATCTGAAGTATCGTCACCGACTCTTTGAGCTATTAATTCTAGTATTTCTTCAACTGTTCTTACTGCCATTTTTTACCTCTCTTTCATCTTGAATATCTTTTGAACCAATTAGGTGCATAATTCCAATATTTTAATTGGCCGGGTATTCGCCAACTTGGGCCCGGCCCGGGATCTGGTCCCGGATCTGGTGGATCTGGCCCCGGATCATATTGTCCAGCGTAAATAAATCCTTGTAAATAATAACCCGATGAAGCCCAACCGGGGGGTAAATAATTATTTCCTCGGGTGTTAGTAGTTAAAAAGAAAAAAGTTCCTCTCCACGCTGAATTACTAACCGTTAAGGTGCCTTCACTATTTATGGATTCAACAACGCACACGTGTCCTGCGTAACCTCTTCTGCCCATACATAATATAGCTCCTAACGCAGGTGTTCTGCCTGTTTTATAACCCCGAGCTGGTGCATTCGCGTACCATGTTCCTGCATTACCAGTCGGTAAATTGGGTCTTTCGCCTGTAATTTCCCAATATCTCCCCCACGCGTAACAAGTACAGTTTGGCATACCATAACCAGATTGATAAAAAGGATTTTGAGAATACCACATTGGGTTACCTCTAATTGGAACAGGGCTATTTTCACTATATCTTGGAACGAATGTCGCCATTAATCATACACATCCAAATGAACAGCATTACCCATATTACCGCTATCCGAATAAGCGTAATGATTTTTCTTAAAAGTATTCCATCTTTTTACTAACTGTTTACGTTTTGTTTTTGTAGACGTCAAAACGTTACTTACAATATCTACTGCTCTGCCTTTCGTGTGGTAGCTACCGCTAGCTCCGCCAACATTTCTATTATGCGTTGAACACCTAAGACCGCTTGTGATTGTAATAGCACTTCCGCTATCATTACGTAAATAATCAATATTTTTTATAAGTTGCTTATTGATAATTGCAGGATATCCCGTACAATATTTACCGCCACACTGACATTTCATTTCAGATAACTTAAAATATTTTATATCTTTCATATTATATGCCGACTGTAGAAGGATATCCGTATTTGAACCATAGATACCATCTATATCTTTTGAACGTGTAAAATATTTTTTCTGTAAAGTTAAATATCCTGCTTTTGTTTTAGGCCCTTCAATACCATCAACTGAACCAATGTTAATACCTATTGCGTTTAAATATTTCTGTCTATTTATTACGCTTAACATAACTTTCTCCTTTCTTATTTAATACACTAATCACTTCTGTTAAAACAGAAGGTAAAGGTATACCCATTAACCCAACATTTTCAAGAAGTGATAAAAGTTCATTAGCCAAAAATGTAAAAACTACACAATTAGAAATAATTGTAGTATTAAATATAATATCTAGCCTAATTGATATAAGCACGATTAATAATGTACTGAATTTTCTGATAAGCCCTTTCCATCCCGCTTTAGACTCTAAACCCCCATCTTCTGTTTTATTCGATTTTTTAAAAACAGCCGCAACTAATATACCAGTTATATAATCTATTAACATGAAAATTACTAAAGTGGTCATAGCAGATGTCCAACCACCAAATAATTCAGAAATTACGCTCCCTATAGCTCCTAAACCAATTAAAAAAAATGATTTTTCCATAATTCACCTTTTTTTATTTTAATTATATCACCATTGACATGAAATGTCAACTATGTTACAATTTATAGAGGTATTAAAAATGAAATATTATGATGGAACAAAATTACTTTCATTAATGGATAAAAATGGTAATAAACCAGAAATATATATTTGCACCGCTAACAGAACAGCGGGTAAAACAACTTATTTTAATAGATATTATTTAAATAGGTTTATCAAACATAACGAAAAATTTGTGCTACTATACAGATTTCAGTACGAACTAGATAATTGTGCGGATAAATTTTTTAAGGATATAAGGGAATTATTTTTTAAAAATGATTTTTTAACAAGTAAACCTAAGATGAAAGGATTATTTCATGAATTATATTTTAATGATGAATCATGTGGTTACGCTATTAGTCTCAATAGTGCTGATACCATTAAAAAATATTCACACTTTTTTAACGATGTAGAACGTATATTATTTGATGAATTCCAAAGTGAAAATAATCACTATTGCCCAAATGAGGTACGAAAATTTATTAGCATACATACAAGCATAGCACGTGGTCGGGGAGAACAAATTAGGTATGTTCCAGTACACATGATTTCAAACCCTGTTTCATTACTAAACCCATATTATACAGCTATGAATATTTCATCAAGATTATCTTCTAATACTAATTTTTTAAAGGGTGATGGTTGGGTATTAGAACAAGGTTTTAATGAAAATGCCGCAAAGGCACAGAAACAAAGTGGCTTTATGAAATCCTTTAATAACGAAAAATATACCCTGTTTTCTATAGAGGGAAAATATTTAAATGATAATTCAACTTTTATTGAAAAACCGAAAGGCGAAAATAAATACCTATGTACCTTGAAATATAATGATGAAGAATATAGCATACGTGAATATCGTGATCTTGGTATAATTTATTGTGACGATGTACCAGATAAAACATTTCCTCATAAAATAGCAGTAAGTGTTAATGACCATGATATTAATTATGTTATGTTAAAAAACAATGATTTATTTTTATCAAATATGAGATTTTTCTTTGAAAAAGGATGTTTCAGATTTAAAAATTTAAAATGCAAAGAAGCTTTATTAACAGCTTTATCATATTAAAAAATATCTCCACATATTTATATTATTGGCAATAACAGGGTTAGCACAGTTGGAAAATACTGCCTGTGAGCGTTCGGGATTGCTACCCGCTCTAATATTGTATGTGGTAAAGATATAAAATGAAAACGGATATTATATTAATATCCGTTTTCTTATCTCATTTTATATGTTGTTTCTTTTAATACTATCCCGCCTTTAATATTTTTTGGTAGTAATTTACTTGGTACTTCAAGTCCTATGTTAAAATCTTTAATATTTCTTTTCTTGCTAAGAAATTTAATCTCATCTTTGGTTGCATCTTTATCTTGATCTGGATCATAAAGATCACCTTGCATAGACCTTAAAAATAATTTCTTACACCTATCAGGCATTCCCGCACACGTGATACTATAAAAATTATCAACTTCCTTACCGTTTACATGTGTTACATGCTCAATATATGTTTTAGGTCTTACAAAATATCCCTCATCCCAATAACTTTCTATTTTCCAACAACAAAAATTTTTATCATGTATATCTATACCTTTTACCTGATCAACCTCTAAATCACAATGTATACTATCTGTATCTGCATATATAAACCCGGGTTTATCAGAACCATAAAAGTTTTCTTGGGCGGCCTTTATGGTAAAATTTCGAGCATAACTTGTTATAGCAGAACCAATCGGTATATAGCCAGCTTTTTTATTGTATTGTACAACAGTATAATACCCTAAACTTTGGTCTTCTTTTAAATACGCTATTTTAAAACTACTATTAGTGCTACTTGCCATTTTTCCGTATAAATTATTCAAAAAAAGTTTTGCTTCCTCCTTTTTAGCTCCTTTTGAAGTTAATTTAATACGCTTGTACTTATCAATATATTCATCGAAAATATCTGGTTCTGTATAAAACCAACACCCATCTAAAATCTCTAAATCAACTAATTCATAATGCTTTTTTAATAATTCGAAATCCATTTGAGTAAGCGTTAATTCAGCGATGGCTTCTTTAATTTCTCCATTTTCGATATAAAACGGATAATATTTTTCTTTTTCAGGGTCGTATATGTCACTGGTTTTTAACATCTCTCTCGGTGGATATAACATATTACCTTTAATTTGCAATGTAGGAAGCATACCATCCTTTAAATAAAATCTTGTTTTTATCCGAATAAAAAAGAAAGTGTGTCCAAACATGGCTTGCTTAGGTATAAAATTACCCTTCCAAAAATTTGGTAATCCAACAGGATATCTGTTAGCAGACTCACTACTCATCATAGACGGATAAAGCGAATTAACATCAGCTGTTAATCCTTTATTATACACAATATTAGCTTTTTCTTCAACCAAATAACACCATCCGCCTCTATAACTTTTCCGTATATATTCCCCTGCATTTTCTGAACCATATTCTTTCGAATTTAAAGATATACCAAAAATATCAGGAAATTTTTCATCATATTCATAACGGCCGATTATACTTTTAAATTCTGATAAACAACAAGAACCAATTGTTAATTTATCATGCCCATCATTAAACATAATTTCTATAGCTTCTTTAACAACTAATACGTCGTTTTTAATATACTCTTGTTCCTCATCAGTAATAGTACAACCAGCATAGCGAAACCCTGTATATTCAATATCTAATTTCTTATGTTTAGTACCAAAACTTTCACCAATTCGCTTAACACTAAAAGGTAGTAATTTCAAGGAATCGCATATCTCAATAATTTTATTATTTGTTTTAATTGTAATCTTATACCATTGACCCATATTTGATATCAAATAATTAAAACTATTATTTTTCATTTCTTTAGAGGGTATTTGCTTAATTTTTGATGTATCTGTTATTATGTCATTTTCATCAGGTAAATTATAAAATGCTTGTGTGTACCCCAAATCACGTATCAAATAGGATAACCAAAAAGCACCATCAAATTTTAAATTATGGAAATATATACATATATTCCCATCAATATTTATTAAATATGTAAACAATTCATCGATAGAATGAAAAACTTGAACATCATCTGTATATAATTCAACACAAGCAGAAGCCCAAACCTCTGTACTTTCTTGTTTTTCAAAAACAGTAGTCTCAAAATCTCCTACAAAATATCTTTTTTTGAAACCACTCATGCTTAAATACCTTCTTCTAATAACCTACTTTCACTCACAGACATTACACCATCATTTAAAATACTATATAATTCATTTAGATCAATATTAATATTTTCTGGTTTACTATCCCACGCAATTTTATCTGATAATTCACTAATCCTTAATGCATTATCTTGTATACGTTTAGCAACCTCTACTTCTCCATATTTTGATATAGCCTCCTCTAATATGTCTATTGCTAATTGTCTATCTTCCATTTTTGACTCTCTTAAATAATTAGACCAACCACGTTCATATCCAGTATCTGTAAATGTTTTTACAAAATTTGATATGATTAATTTAACAGAATCCAATGATGATACCTTATTAACACTCAATTTTTTCTTAGCTCTGGTTAATGCGGCTTTACGACTTGCTTCTCTTCTTTCTATCTTTCTGCCTGTTATACCCGAAACTACTTCACCTGTGCCTGTAATATATTCAGACATTTCATATATTTTTTGCGGCGTATAGAACTGTAACTCACGAATTGCTTTACGTGTAACTCTTTTTGGTCTTTCAGGAATTGCTATATCAATTAAATACCCTCTTTTAGTTGCTCGACGAATAAATTGTTTAATTCTTCTTATTTCTTTGTTCCATAGTTCTTGATTTTTTGTCATATTAAACCTCCAAAAAAAATACTGCTGTTAACCAGCAGTATTTAACAAAAGACTATTCCAATCCACAAGTTATGAATTTTTTACCGGCATAATTTTTTGAATCTTTTTTATATATTTTAATTCCTTTTAATTCTTCTCCAGACGCTAATAGCTCATCTATAATATCTGTGAAAGAAGACCAGAACGGATTAGATCCTGTATAGTATTTTTCACCTTTAGTATCTACAACAATATATAATGGATATTCTGCTTTTTCTGATTTTGGATTATGTACTAAAAGCTCAGCATACAAATCAACATCTATCACAATTTCATCGTCCCATTCAATAATATCGTCTAATTTATTAGCATCTGCAACATCCTTTAATTTAATTCTTTCTCTTGCTGTTAATTCCCTACTCGAAAACTTAATCTCTGTCTTATAAATATTCTCACTCATTTACTTTTCCTCCTTCTCACTTGCAATACTGATAAACTTATCTTCTGGCATGCTGTAGACTTTTTCTTTAAATTCTTTGTTAATAATAGATACGCATATAACTTTTTCTTCAGTTGCATTGATTTTCTCTATTAATTTTTTTTCATTATCAATGTAACCACCTGTTATAAACGCTCTTTCAATAACTTCTTTTGCTTCTTCGTCGACAAATAAACCAGTACCCTCTGTCGTTTTTAGTGTTCTTGTTACTAATCTTTCTCTTGCCATTTTCCTTTCCTTTCTCTTAAAAAACAATTGATGGTAAGAATAGGACTTGAACCTATAATTCTCATACTTATTCAAACTCGAGATATTTTACCGTTAAATTATCTTACCATGATGTGGTATTATGATCGGTAAATAATACCACAACCTTAATATCTTTTGGAGGTACATCTATTAGTAAGATGTATTTTTATTATATATCATTAACCTTAATTTGTCAATATATTTGTATAAAATATATCCCGAATTCTATCATTTGTTAATGTTGTATAATAGGAACACAACTCTAACTTTCTAATCATAGTCATTCTATTTTCTTCTGATAAAATTTCATTATAAATATTACCAAAAATTACCAATAATTCGTACATATCCTCACTTAAATTTATTGCTTTTTTCGCTTTTTCAGCTTCAAAAATTCCATCTTTAATATATTTCAATTTTCTCACCCCCATATTAAAAACTCAAGTGTGCTTGGTAAACTCATAAATACTATAAATAATATAATATACAAAAACCAATTAATCACGTGTTTCATTAACTCTACCTCCCATAATCTTATTAAATAGCTTTAAACAAGAATGTAAATTATTAGAATAAAATTGATATTCTTTTAATTCTTTATAACTTTTAGTTAATATATAATAATCATATTGATCACATGCATCATAATAACATCTTTTATCATTGGTATCTATAAAATAATACAGCGGTTCTAACGGTGTTATCTTAATAATATCATTTACTAGCATTACAGCTTCTCTATTACTATTTGCATACATCTTAACTTTATGAGATTTAATATTAGTAATTCTAATAAACACTGTATACTCTTTCATTTTACTACCCTCCTTCACAACTCAATCTTCCCATAAATAATTGTTCCATTCATCGCCGTATAAGTATTCTCTAACCCTAAATATACAGCCTTCAATTCCTAAATCTATCAGGTGTTGTTTCATTAATTCTTTTACTTCATATTCATTTTATGCTATTACTATCCCTGATCCCCATTCTCCTCTGTATTCGAACCCGTAATCTTCTGATATGAACTCTACTCTATACTCTTTCATTTTACTTACCTCCTAAAAATATATCTCTGTTTTCTATGTACTTATAGTACCATATTTAAACGCGTATGTCAATGGTTTTGTGTAAATTTATTTGGTGTTTTGTGTAAATTTATTTGGTGTGTTTGTGCTGTAAAATATTGTAAAATGGTACGAGAATGTCGACTGGTAAAAAATGCTAAATGGGGAATTTCCATTTTCTTCCGGATGCGTTACTGACCCAC